ACCCTGAGGTAGAGGCTGGGTTAAAGAATTATCATCCAGATGAGGGGAAGAAAGCCAAGTATTTATCCTACAGGCTAACTGGCTTTACCGAGATGGAATCAATAACCTTATCCAAGATACACCATAAATCGGTGTTGAGGTGGAGAGAGGATGACAAGCTGTTCAGGGCTATTGACCTGAATGAGGGTGGCGCACTTAATAGGATGAGGGATGACTTTGCCCCTAAGTATCTGAATATTGAGTTTACCAGAAACTTTAGGTTAGTCCTGGAGAAAGACTTCACCGTGCTGATGAAGGCTGTATTGGCTCCTGATAGCCTCAATAAAGAGGAACATGATTACCTACTTAAATTGAGGACTCACTACTCAGCCCAGCAAATGGCTATGATTAGCCAGCTATTAAAAGGTGGCACTATAGAGGAGCCATTCAACTTTACCAAGCAGCTTATGACCTTAAAGAGGGAGAGAGAAACTTTGACGGTTCAGATTGGGGGTCTAAATGCCTAAAGGAGTTAGAGCTTCCCAGAGGCAAAAGGTTGCTGGTAGAAAGAACCTAGCCAAAGCCCACATCAGTAGGATTGGTAAGAGAGGCATGGTTTATAGAACTAAGGGTAGAGGGTACTAATGGTTGTTCAACTGGATAATAACTTTGCCCAGCTTATTGCCAATAAGAGGAAGTTTATTGAAACCCTCTTTGTAATTGAAGATAAGCAAAGGCAGAGAGTCCCTTTCATCTATAATCCTATCCAAGCAAAGGCTGATGCCGAGCAGACTGGGTGGGATATTTGGCTCAAGCCTAGCCAGGTGGGTTTTAGCTCAGAGAGAATAGCCAACAGGTTTGTTGACACCATCACTACTCCAGGCACCAATACAGTCCTTATCGCTTATGAGGATTTTATCACAGAGAGGTTGCTTAATAAGGTTAATTACTATTATAACCACCTACATAGCTTGCATATACCAGGCTTTCCAGAAAGGTCTAATGATAGTAAGTATGAAAAGACCTTTGACTTTGTCATAGATGGGGAGGTGGTATCAACATCCAGCATGTATATAGCTAGTGCTAGGAGCTATGTAGCAGGTAGGGCTGAAACTATCCACCACCTTTTGGCGGACGAGTTTGCTTTTTGGGGTGAAGGTTCCACAGAGAGAATACTGTTACCAGCCATAGCCCGTATTCCACCTAGTGGGACAGTGGATATTTTCAGCACCCCTAACGGAGAAGGCAATGACTTCCACAATATGTATGTGTTGGCTAAGGAAGGTAAGAGTGCTTTCCAGCCTCACTTCTTCCCTTGGTGGATGATGCCTGAATACACCATTGAGTTGGGAGATGCCAGGATACAGAGGTACTTTCCCGAAACTGCATTTCCTGAGTTTAAGCTGACCTCAGATGAGACAGTCCTATTGCAAAGAGGTGTCACCTACAGTAATGTTAGGTGGAGAAGGTGGAAGATTCTACAGATGGATTCTGCCCGCCGCCAAGGTGATAGTAGGACTTTGTTTGGTCAAGAGTTTCCAGAGGATGATGTGTCCTGCTTTCTGGCTACTGGTGACCAATACTTTGACATACAGTTGGTTAATAAAATAGCCGCTGATTGCTACGAAGCTCCTTATCATAGGGAGGGCTTGAATATCTGGTATCAGCCTGAACCAGGTAAAAACTATGTAGTCTGTATTGACCCTGGCCAGGCTAAGGTAACCCAAACCGCTATTGGTGTGTTGACCTTTGACTTTAAGGATGATGTCATCATACCTAGATGGTGTGCTAGGGATGCCGGACTATACCTACCAGAAGAGACCGCTAGAAAGGCAATCGCTATTTCCAACTATTACAATAGGGCTTTAATAAGCTGGGAGGCTAACTCTCATGGGATGGCATTATCAGAGAGGTTGAAGAACAGGCGTCCTATCTATATGAGGAAGGATATTGTCAGTGGACAGCCAAGTATGGAGTCTGGTTGGCTCACCACTAGCAAGAATAAGGATTATATGTTGCAGAGGATGCACTTTTATCTTACTGACTTGGTTTGCCATGATATTGAGGTGGCGAGGCAAATGAGGAATCACAGGTTAGTTGGTGATAAAATACAGGTTGTTGGAGCAAATGATATCCTAATGAGCTTGGCTATTGGATTGGTTACTTTTGACCCAAAGCCCAAAAGAACAGGCTTCATTGGAGCATCAGGTTGGAAGTGGTAAAGGAGAATTAGATGGCAGTAACAATGACACCCGACCAGCAAAAGGCGAAGTGTGTAGCCCTAAGGAGTAAGTGGTCTGTCCGCAACAAGAAGTTTGTGGAGTGGTATGATATGCTCAAACTGACTGATGTCCTCAAGCAGGAGAATATGGAGTCAGTTGCCACTAATGACCCACGAACTGGATTTAACTTAGGCAGGCATTTGCTGGTCAGTAGCATTGTTTCTCACAGGATTGACCAAGATGGCCTGACAGCAGAGGAAGTTATGGGCACTAGCTACCTTGAACGATATGTGGAGAGAAGGTGGCTTGAGCAGGAAAACCGATACAGGCAAGCTGGTAAACAAGGCTGGCTCTGGACAATCTCCAGTTGGCTGCTAACTACTGGCTGGTATGCTGTCTTTGCCATGGTGGAGCAGGAGAAAATCTATGCAGAGATTTGGAGTCCTGCTGAAACCTTCCCCGACTACGATAATGATGGTATGAGTGCTGTAGCCCATATCTATTCTGTCTCCCCTGCTATGCTGGCTAAGAAGGCCAAAGAGTTGGGCTGGACAGTAGAGCCAGCAAGAACTATAACCATTATCTATGATTTGTGGGAGTTTGATGAAGATGGGAATGTGGTCAATAGTATTGTGGTTGGGAGTAAGTATGCCAAGCCACCCACTGTGGATTCTAACCTCTCCGAGTTAAAGAAGCTGCCAGTCCTTATGGCACCTGCTGGTGGCCTACCAGATACTGGCAGCCTTGATACCTCTAATTGGCAAGCCCACTATGGTGAGGCTATCATAGCCACTAATGAGGAGTTAGTCAAGAATTATAATAAGATGCTTTCCTATATCCAGCAGATAGCCAGAGACTCTGCCAATCCAAAGTGGATGCATATAGGAAGTAGTGAAAATGCCATTAAGTTAGAGGACTTATTTAAGAGGGGAGCAGTTTTTGAAGGCTCACCTGGAGACAGTCTAACTCCTATAGGTTCACCACCAATCCCTATAGAATTGAGGCAGGCTGTTATGGATTATCAAAACATGGTTCAGAGGGGCAGCTTTCCCTGGACAATGTTTGGTAATGTCCAACAGCAAATTAGTTATCTGGCTATGGCAAACATAGCTGCCTCCAGTATGCAAGCTATATCTCCCTACGCCAACTCACTCAGAGGCTTATTGAATGATGTGGATGATTTGTGGAAAGGGTTGCTGGAACTGACAGGCTTCAAACCCCACAACTATAAGAAGCCTGCTATCCTGCCATTAGAGTATAGCTTTAATGTGGGGTTGGAGATTGAAATACCTGGCTATCTGGTGCAGAGAGCTACCATAGCTCGGCAGCTTGACCCACAGTTTAGGCTTTCTACCTCCACTGTGATGGACAAGCTTTTCCCTGAGATTAAGAATAGTTTGGTGGAGCAAGGCAAGGCAAGAAAGGATTTAGCCATGAGTAATCCTAAAGTCTTGCTGGCCGAGAGTATTATCGCCTATAAGGAACAGGCTAGATTATTAAAGAGTAGCGATAACCCAGATGACAGCGAGATTGCTGGAGTTTACGATAAGCTGGTGAGTAGCTTGGAGCAGGAATTGTCAGCTACTATCCAACAACCAAGCCAGGCTACAGGACAGCCAGGTGAATTAAGTCAAAACTTACCCCAAATAGGCCAGGAGGTATAATATGGCAGAACCTTTAGTCCAACCAGTCAAGGTGGTACAGCCTGTCCAACTGCAGTCCAAGCTAAAGTTAAAGCTGGAGGATTGGAGTAGTAAGGCTCAACTGTATTCCAATCAAGCCAAGCTAACACAGGATAAGTTGGTGGCTTTACAGACTCCTGTTGAACCTGCTTTGCCCAAGCCTACCAACCTATTTGAAAAGATTAACCAGGTATATGTTACTCCTACCAACTGGCAGAAAACTATAGAAGCCTCTTTTGATGCCGTCCAGAAGAAGCCTCAAGTCTTGGCATTAACTACTGAGTTGGATAGGAGCAGAACCTTCCAAAAGGTCTATGGCACTCTACCTGCCATTATAGCTGGATTAAGCTCAGAGGATGGCAAGACAGTGGGTAGCAGGTCTGTCTCCCTAGATGATGCTATGAAAGCACTAGGCAGTATGTCCTCCCTTAGCCAGCAAGAGCAAAATCAGGTCAAGCTGGATGTCCAGGAGATGGTGGACAGCTTCTCCTCTCAAGGCATGGCTAGTCAAAGTGAGCCACTTAACCTAGCACCTTTACAAGCTCCCCAACCACCACCTAGAATGTTGGGTGTGCAGGTTATCACTGTGCAGGCTATTAGGGCTTCTTTGATGGCACCTAGAGTTCCCAACCCTGTGTTGGATACTGCTGAGTATGACAAGCTATTGGCAACAACTGGAGAGGTGGAGAATCTTGGTGATGCCATTGACCTCAGGAAGCAGGCTGAGGAACTTGCCAAGGAAATACAAGACAACGATGCCATGGTGCAGGCTTTCAGGGATAACATAGATAAACTGCCTGACCCTACCTTTGCCAGCATGGTCAAACTTATGATTAGCCAGCCAGCCTTGGCTATGACAGATGCCATGAATAATTACTTTAGCCACACGGCTTGGGTAGGTGCAGCCTCTGCCTGGAGTAATGTTATTCCAGACATTGATACTGCCTACTATAAGCATCTGGCTGAGGGCACTACAAAGAGAGAAGCATTATCTATGGCTTGGCAGGAATGGAATCCACCCGGTGATAAGATTCCTGTGATAGGCTTTGCTTCCAACTTTGTCCTCAAGTCTATCCTCATGGAGTTTGTATTTGACCCGATGAATTTGGTTGGTTGGGGTATATTGTCCAAAGCTACCAAAGGTGTCAAGCTGTTAAGGTGGATGGGAGTGCTGGAAGAGGGCTATATGTCCACCATGAATTTGCCCATAGATGCACTAAAGTATGTGAATAGCCACACTATGGCTCAGCTTGGTAAAGAGGGCGTTCCCATTATAAGTGGGATTGCTGGTAAACTATCCACCAACAAGAAATTCACCGACTTTATGGGTAGTGATAGTATCATCCCTAGAACTGCTGGACAAAGGTCTGCCTCTGACCAAAGGCTCGGTACTGGAGTAATTAAGAAAGGCTTAGAGGATGACTACAGACTTACCACCAATACTTTGGCTGGCAGTTATAAGATTCCTATGACCTACTTTGCCAACTTTATCAAGAAAGCCACTGACTATGCCATAGAGCATCCTACCTCTGAGACTAGCTTGGCTAATGCTGGTAGATACCTACTCCATCATGCCCCTCTTGATGAGGATGAGGTTAAGATGTGGGCAAAGGCTCTAAGCTCCAATATTGAGCTAACTCCTGATAGGATGCTGATGGTCAATGAGGTCTTTGATGACTACTTCACCAAGAGGCTGGACAAAGATGTCAAACTATTTGGTAGTAGGCTGGTTAGTGTATTTAACAGTTCTATGGATAATGCCAGTGACATAGCCACCAAGCTCATTACAAATAGGGAGAAGAAAATCATAGGCAAGGTAATGGCTTACGGCAAGATGTCCAATACTTCCAAAGCTATACTGGCCATAGGTGATGATATTTATAAGACTGGCATGGACACCCAAGCCAGCAAGACTTACCTAGCCAGGATGAGGATGGGCAAAGTTGCTGGACTTATGGAGGATGGGCTTGGTGATGGCCAAAGAGTCTGGTCTAAATACATAGACAAGATGGTAACTCAGCCTGTAGCCCATACTAGCTTATTGATGGCTGGCTATGGTATAGGCAACATACCAGAAGATATTATCAGGAGCTTTCTTGGTGGAGTGGCCTATGGTAGATACTCGGCAAGGAGGATGTCTGACCTAACCGCTGGCATCATCACCGACCCTGACATGATGTATACCTCAATGTCGGAGCAGATGGGACTGGTGCAAAGAGCAGTTGGTGAAACTCATGGAGCGGTAACTTGGTCTGACTATCTGGCCACTTTACCTTTGAGCATACCTACCTTTGGTGTATCAGCCATGCTTGAGGCAATTGGTGTCAAAGGTATCAAAGCAATCACACCAAAGAAGTTTGCCGAAGGTGCCCATGGAGCATTGGTTTGGGCGCCAGGTGCTTTGGGCATGGATATAAAGAGAAACTTCACAGCCAAATGGTATACAAGGTTTTTATCAGAGGATGGCGGACTAGCAGCCAAGGCTTTGCTTGACCTCCACTATGAATACAAGTTGAGCAATAAAGCCATAAACAAGCTGGTCAATGAGCTAGTGCCGGATGCCCTACTACAAGGCAATCCTCAAATGTTACTGGACTTGAAAAAAGCCCTGACCGTCAAGACTATTAGGGAAGGGGAGGTCAGGAAACTCCTTATTAAGTATCCTGAACTCCACAGCGAGATGAGGCAGAGGGTGCTGGGCTGGCTTGAAAGTGGTGAGTTGTTTGGCGAGATTCCTGTCAAAGGTGCACCTACACCGAAAGACCCAGTTACAGGTAGGTTTATTACAGCCAATGACTCTATTAAGACTAAGATGCAGGAGTTACTTGGTGATATTGAAAAACTTAACCTCAAAACACCTGACATGGCTGGTGTAGACATTAAGAAGCTGGCTGATACTCTTGGTGAGTTTGGCATAGACAACAAAGAGGGAATGGCTCAAGCCCTCAAGCTGGTGCAAATAGCCAGTGAACTGGCAGGCTCAACTCCTACCCAAACCATGGCAGCAGCATCCCTCCATACTAGAGGATTGCCACTAGAGCAGAGGTTTGAGGCTATCGGTTCAGTGCTGGATGACATAGCCAAGTTTAGAGCCTCATCCAAGCTGGAGATGGATAGGATAAGTGCTGACCTAGATGCTAAGTTATCCAAACTAGCAACCGATGGTAAGGTAGAGCTTTCCTATTATGAGGCTGTCATTAACCTAAAGAATTTACAGGTCAAGAAAGCCATGGACTTATCCGACCTCACCGCTGAGATGGATATGTGGAGAAGAACCCTCTTTGCCACTGTCAAGAAAGGTGACTTAAAAACAGACAAATTTTGGTCAGAGCAATTCTACCCTGAGCTGGATGGCTGGGTGCAGAAAATCAACACCCTCAACGATGATTTTGAGGATAAGATGATGGCGGCTAGGAAGTCTGTCAATGAGTCTGGTGGCTGGCATGAACCACAAAGGTCTGCTCCAGTGATAGTCACTGGTGAGCTAACTACTAAGGATATTGGTGACCTACTTGGCTTGAGAGGGGATGAGCTAACCTCCGCTATGATGGATAGCTTATCCTTCATCAATGATAGGGGCAGGTTTATCCGGTATGTCAAGAGATACATACAGAAGGGTGATGCTGGCTTTGACGATGATAGTATTGGCAAGGCTTATGACCAGATGATGGAAGGCTTGACTGGTGGCGAGGCTGGTTGGCTCAAGAAACAGAAAATGCAGCTTAATGGATTAAGCAGAGACCTCACGAACTGTATAATAGTAAGTTGGTGGGACAGAAGGATGTAGACAGTGTAGGTGGATATCTGGATGACCTGGCTAGAAAGGTTGACCAGACAATCTATGCTGAACCTGCCATCCAGAATGTTGCTGAGGATTTGGGCTTCTTTGACCAAGTGCTAACCAAGAATGATGTGGATAATTGGGATAAGACTGTCAAAGGAGTCATAGATAGTGGTGATATTGTTATATCTCCCACACTAAGTTTAGAGGACTTTCTCAAATTCAAACCTGAGATTGGTAAAGTCTCACCTATACCTAAAGACGGTAATGCTTTCAGTAATAGCTTAAAGACTAGGCTTGTGCAGATTGGGGATAAGGTTGGCACTGATAAAGCTAATAAACTTTTAGAGCTAACCAACAAATTGCAGAGGGATTTTCCTGTGATGGATGAGTTGCAAAAATTATTTGGTAGTATAGACTTCAAGGTGTTGGACTCTACCATTATTAAAAGGCGGTTGATTGATGCAGGTAATCAATTACCATCTGACCCTGTAGCTATTAAAACTATCCAGAGGATTAGAGCTTTTGCACAAGAGGCTGCTGATGTAGATAGGTTGGCTGGTAATCTCACCGAGCATATCAACAAATGGTTTAATAAATATCCCAACGAAACACTCCAGCAGATTGGCAAACTTGCCGAGTCTAGCCCTGAATACCTAGCCGGTATTAGAAAGATTCTCAAGGAAAAATACACCACCGGCTATATCAGGATATACAGAGGTGGTGGGAAGGCTGGTAAAGAGTTCCTCAACCGAGAGTATACCAATGTTACAGGAAGTCAGAAAACAGCCAGGTACTTTGAGGACAACTGGATGGGCACAACAAAAGACCCCATGCTCAACAATGTCCTAGTCAAAGTGGATGATGTTATAGCCATAGGTAGTGTGGATGAAACTGAGCTAATTATTCCTACCAAAGTATTGAGGGATAGAATTGCCAATCCTCTCAGACCTGTTACTATGGATAGGAAACTGAATAGCCAGTTTGGTGGCATCGGTCAAAAGGTTTATCGTGGCTCTAACTATAAAACTAAACTTGGTGAGGGTGATTTTCCTGGAGTATTTGTCTCATCTAGTAAGGATGCAGCTAGCCAATATGGTACTGTGTCTGAGTTTAGTTTATCCACACAAAAATTGATTGACATAGATAATAACCAGTCAAAGAGTTTATTCAAAGAGTTCTCTAATATATACCCTAAAGATGTTTCTGAGATAACTTCTATGGACGACTTGTTCCTATTTCCTACTAATAACTGGAAGAATTTCTTATCATCCAAAGGTTATACTGGTACATCAATAGGTCAAGATATGTTTATATTTAATCCTGGGGATATTAAATCTTGGAGTGGTTCTGGTAAATCCTACAATGATATCCGCCAAACCGCCTACGATAAGTCCATGAAGAAATACTACCGTGAGTTTACCGACTACACCACCGGCAACTTCTTTGATGCTATGATGAAGAATATATACCCTTTCTGGTCAATTTCTGAGGATACTGAGGTTCTATCTAGGAATGGTTGGAGACACTACTATGACCTAGATACTAATGATGAATTATTATCATTTGATAAGGACAGTGGTAAGACCTATTGGGATAAAATCCAGTATATAAATGTTTATGACTATGATGGTGTGGCATTACATATAAAGGATGGTAGCAAGGATTTCATAAGCACACCTAACCATTGGTGGCTGGTAAAGAGGCAAAGAAAAGATGATTGGGAATTTGTCCAGTCGGAACAGTTGCAACACATGATGAGGTTACCTAAGGCTGCTCCACATAGTTTTGATGGTAGTGGTCTATTAACTCCTGATGAAGCTGCCCTTATAGGTTGGGTTGTTACAGATGGTTCATTATATAAGGATAAATATGCCACTGAGATAGCCCAGACAAAACAGCCTTATGTAGATGAGATAAGGAATTTACTTACTAGATTAGGTTACCTTGGAGGTGAGCATACCTATGCCGATGGTTGCCACCATTTTAGGCTTACCATTAAGGGTAGGGACTTTGTTAGGTCTAAGATTGCTATATATGGACTTACTTACATTGTGACCCACCTATCTGAGGAGTCATCCATTTCCATGTGGACTGCTATGTATCATGCAGAGGGTAAGATAGATGGTGGTGGCTTTGTGCAAAAGGTAGGCGATGTTCTTATAGCTTATGAATTATTATCTTTCGTGTGTGGCAAGTTTGTAACCACACAATACCATTCAGCACCGGATATATGGACAGTATATACTCACAAATCCAAGTATGCATGGCTAAGGAGTTCTCAGCTACTTTGGGAGAATTATAAAGGTAAGATGTGGTGCCCTAGGGTAGAACATAGGACTATACTTATGAGGCGGAATAATAAAGTTGCTTGGACAGGTAACACCTACGAAAGTCAGGTTTGGCAATACCTACCCAGAGTTATACTCCAGCACCCTAATGTTTTAGGCACAGTAACTAGGTGGAACAACAACACCGACCAAAGCTACTACCATGTGCCTGGAACAAATGTAGAAACCAGACTTGGTGCTGGCACAGTCTTTGGTAGACTTACTGGCCGCCTAATGAAGCAAGACTTTCCCGAATATTATGACTCCATTCCAGGAGTGTCTGGCTTCACCGATTGGCTTGCTAGATATGGATTTTACCCCGG